ATTTTCATGCGGTTAGCGATTTAGTCGTTCCGGTGGGTGCCGTGCCATGGCAAACCCGCCAATCTCCGGCTTCGCACCCTCTTCTATATAGAGGGGAATGCGCGGCTGGCGTGGCCGGCAACGCTTGCCGGGCGGGGAAAAGGGTGACCGGGTGGTCAGTCACGGCGCTTTACCTGGCCTACGGCGGTGGGTAACGTCTGCCTTACTTTATTAGAAGGATTGGCGTCATGAGTGAGTTGATTTCCTATCAACTTCTCTTTCCCACATCCATCGCCACAAGGCAAATTGATTAGGGGTTTCCGGGACATTTTCGATCATATTCCGAATACATCCCCCGGCACCGTGGACACAATGTGGACACTTTTCTCCCTATGGCTCCCTCTCTGCGTCACTCAGCGCTTGCATCCAGCCAAATGCAGACGCCTCCGGCTCTAAAGCGTCTAACATTTCTAAACCTCGATTAGGATGTTTCCATATGACCGTCTCCCGCGAACGTCTAGCCGACCTGCTGATTGATACTCGAGAAGCTCTCGAATGTGAGGTCAAAAACTGGCTTGATTTGCAAGGCTCTAACGAGGACAAAGCCACCTTCGCAAAAGCAGTTCTCGCCCTTGCTAACCATGGAGGTGGCTTTATCATTCTTGGGCTTGCTGAAACTGATGTCGGCATATTGGAGGCGGGGGAACGGCCAGCCACCCTCGATAGCTATAACCAGGATTTGGTCAACGGCATCGTGCAAAATTATTGCGATCCACCATTCCACTGTGCGGTGCACATCGTTGCAAACCCTCTTGGCGCAGTATTTCCTGTAGTGCAAGTTCCGGGCGGACATCGTGTTCCTGTAAGAGCACGCCGAGCGGGGCCAAATGGAAACACCGTCCACCTCAACGCAATCTATGTTCGCAAGCCAGGACCGCGAAGCGAGACGCCCCAAAGCGCTCAGGACTGGGATGACCTTCTAGCTAGGTGCCTTCGCAATCGACGCGACGAAATGTTCGATCAGATCAGAGATTTGATCTCTGGTGCCGTTCCGCAGGTAGAACGGCCACCAGAGCCAGCTCGGCTCGACGAATGGATAAGATCAAACCGTGAGCGCTGGACGCTCCTCACTGAAGCACTTCCTGAAGGCGATGGGCCTCGCATGCCCCATGGACGCTTTTTTATCGCTTACGAAGTAATCGGCGAACGTAGGCAAATCACCCCGGCACAATTCCCCGATGTCCTTAGAGCGAGCGTTGTTAGACATACAGGATGGCCACCGTTCTGGTACCCGACACGGGCCGGAATCGTACCTTATCCAATAGATGGCGCTGTCGAGTGCTGGATGGGAAATGATCGCGAAGCTGAGCTGGCATTTCGAGATCCTTCGCACTCTGATTTCTGGCGCATCCACCCTGATGGCTTAGCTTTTCTCCTTCGTGGCTATCAGGAAGATGGTGCGGATGCGCAACGGCTGGGACGCGCTCCAGTTCCACCCGCAACAATTTTCGACATCACCCTGCCAGTCTGGAGGATTGGCGAAGCGCTGCTCCAAGCCCGGTGTCTCGCAGCTAATCTCTTTGAGGGGCCGACAACGATCAAGTTCATTGCCACCTATGAAGGGCTGGCCGGTCGATCATTGGTAAGCATGGATGGCCGTCGCCACATGTGGGATGGCCGTGTCTCGCGTCAGGATACGATCACATTGAGTACGCATATTGATGCCCAGACGATAGATGCAAATTTACCGGAGATCGTTCACCCCCTCTTATCGCCGCTGTACGCACTGTTCGATTTCTTTGAATTACCAATGCAATTAGTCGTAGACGAACTTGCCCGCATGCGGGGGGGGAACTTCTGATCGCCCATCGCGCACCATTTTGATGAATGCTCCCTTGGTCGAATGTGATCATTCGACCAAGCATCCAACCATATTCCCCTGCTCTCGCATACTATCTCGGCCCGTTTTACGGGGCCCATAGATAGCTTCCCCCATTGTCACAAACTGAAATGGAGTAATACGCTGAAATGCCCAGTGCATCGGCCTTTGCTCCACATTGGAAATTATCAATCAAACACTCCAAGGAAGTCTGGTGTGAGCCGATCAGAACTCGAAAAGCCCCCAAATAGCCCGTTTCATAAGCTATAGCCCTTTTAAACAGGGCATTCGAGAACTAGCGCCTGAACCCGCAAGCCTTTGAAGCAAGGAAAGGAACTCTTCATTTCTTTGCAAAATCTCACACTCAGTGAAATAGCCAACCATCTCGCAGACCCCACAGCGGGCCCACACCAGACGACCAATTGCACCACATGCCCGTTTTGCACAAAAAACGGACACAAAGGCCGTCGGCGGGAGGGGGATAAGTGCTTTTTTAAGAGTTTTTTCTTCGCCCACTCATTTTCGTCAACGTCTTCAAATATTCCGATCGCACATGCACTCCATCGGTCAGCTATAGCCTGACAACAGCTCAGAGACATACTGTTTATCCATACAGCAATCAAGCAGAGCATATAAGGTGAACCAATGAACAAGGGATACCTTGAAACGTCTGTGGCTAAGGCAAGGGCGATCAAGCTCTGGGGGGACGATGTCGCATTACTCGAACGCCCCGGAGCTCACCACAAAGCTCTTTGGTGGCGTCATGCAATCATCTAGAGCTATAGTGCTTCCATGAACAAATAGGAGGTTCTACATGAGCGAGCTGGACGATCTTATTACATCAATTGCTAAGTCAATTAAAAGTTATCGCGCGGGAAAAATCGCTGAACCCTCGCCGGAACACGTAGAACGCTGGTCGAGACAATTCACTCCTGCCAACGTTTTGCCATTCTTAAAAGAGTTCGACCATGTAATTCGTCAAACCTTCCTCACAGAAGAACTTGTAAAGAAATTCTTGAGAGGGCTTGTTACAAACACAGGGCTAACCGGGGACAATAATAATGCTTTCTGGCAGAGTGCAAACATACTTACCATTCAACAAAAGGGCCAGAGCCAACGAGAGATGGTCAAATTGTTTGGCAATGAGCTCCGAGAAATTTGTGGACTAGAACTAATGCAATGCGGAGCACCCGGTGGAGATTACATCTACTTAGATGATATTTTATTCACTGGAGGACGGGTAGGCAGCGACATGCAACATTGGATTGAGAATAAAGCCCCATCAAAAGCCAACGTCCATATCATTCTCGCCGCCATGTTTACAAGCGGCCACTTTTACTTAGAAAGCAATCGACTTAAAAAATCAATTGAGCGATCCGGCAAAGAAATAACCATAAAGTTTTGGCGTGCTGTTTCATTAGAAAATCGACTTTATTACAACTACACCTCTGACGTGCTTTGGCCAACTATCGTGCCTATGGATCAGGTCGTTCAGGAGCAGGTGGACTTAACGGCAAAGTTAAGAACGCCCGGAGGCAAAACAAAACTCTTCAGTTCGGAGTCAGGCCGACAAATACTCGAAAATGAATTTTTATTAGCTGGTGCAAGAATAAGATCATTAACAGCCGCGCCAAGTGATTTCAACAGGCCTCTTGGATGCGGGAATTTCGGGCTTGGCTTTGGATCTATGCTTACAACATACAGAAATTGCCCCAATAATTGTCCTTTGGCAATATGGTGGGGCGATCCAAAAGTACAATCTGGCGCCTTGAATTGGTACCCACTTCTACCGCGTATAACATATGCTGCACCGGAGAATATTTTTAATGGCTTCAACGCCCTATAATCTCGAACTCGCTGAAGAGTTTCGAGCATACCAACGAGATAAAGTAGTCGTTATTTATAAGACGAAGGATGTCTTTGGTGGGCTATCTAATATGGCGGGGGGCTATCCGTTACACTTGAATGGCATTCGCATTTTAACAAATGAGGCTCTGTATCAGGCTTGTCGTTACCCACATAGACCTGAAATACAGCGAGACATTATTGGGCAACATAGCCCCATGACTGCGAAAATGAAGAGCAAGCCGTTCCAAAACGAATCTAGGTCGGACTGGAATGAAATTCGATTCAAAGTCATGCGATGGTGTCTTCGCGTAAAACTCGCCCAACATTATGAAACCTTTGGAAGTCTGTTACTTAATACAGGTACAAGCCCCATCGTTGAGCAATCGCGTAAGGATCAATACTGGGGAGCGAAGCTAATATTGCCCGATGACGTCCTGATCGGGAAAAATGTCTTGGGCCGACTTCTTATGGAACTTAGAGAGAAGCTTAAAGCAGATACTCATGAAAAACTACGGACAGTCCCTCCGCTAACAGTTCCAAATTTTCTATTGCTAGGCGATCAAATCGAACAGGTGGGATTGGACAGCCTTCCCCCAGACGAAACAAACATATCCTTATCGTTATTTGACTAACCCGTCATGGAGCCGAATTGAATGATTGAGCGCATACACAACCCAAAAGAAGGCGAACTGCTCTATCACTACTGCTCTCCTGAGACATTTCTTGCTATCTGCACTGGAAAGAAACTCAGATTCAGCGACTTAAACTTGATGAATGACTCTCATGAAATGCAGTGGGGTTATTCAATATGGGAGCTCGCCGCTTCTGAAATTTACGACATTACTGGAAAAGAGTTCCTTGACGATATCGACGAAGCTTTTAGCATGGCCGGATATAGAGCCATCGTGCTTGCATCATGCCTATCAAAAAGCGGGGATTTACTTAGCCAGTGGCGTGCATATGCTAGTGACGGCCGAGGATACTCAATAGGTTTCGACGCAAAAGCCCTGTCCCAAATGCCTTCTACCCCACTTGAAATACTCTATGAAAAAAACAAACAAATTGAATTGATTCGTGACTCAATAGCAGTGATCCACTTTATGGAAACTATGAGCAACCACTCTCGCGGAGACGAGTTCAAGGATCGATGCCTTAAGTTGTATTTATATATGGCAGCGCTAAAAAACCCAGCATTCCATGAAGAATCCGAGGTTAGATTGATACGTGCATTAGACGTTCTGCCAAGTAATAACCATGTTAAATTGGTCGATCCCGGCGGCACATCTTTCGGAAAAGAACTGTCACCTGCACCGATATCTTTCTATATGACCGAGAATGGACCATGCGCTTACAGTGATCAAGACTTCACTAATGCACAAGCTATCAACCCTATAAAAGAAGTAATAATAGGACCAAAGAGCTCAGCCGGCACTAGTGGTATTTCAGTTTTCCTAGAAACCGTTGGACTAGCCTCAGTAAAGGTACTCAAGTCACAGATCCCTTATAGATAATCCTTCCTCCGCAAGAAAAACTCCACTACAAGCAAAAGAAACCACCCATCAAATTGTTATTGGTTTTACCTTCGCAGTAAGTGCCAAAACCAATGCGGCTCTTGATGTAAACGCCGCCGCATCGATCGGGCTCGGCGCAGGTCCAGGTACGTGAGTGTGCGCGGCCAGTTGTGTGTTCATCTGTTGCAGCAGATCCAGCATGTCACACACCACTTGGAATAGGTTCACGCTACCGGACCCGATCCAGTTTTTTGGCGCTTGCAATTGCTGGCTGATCCCGGACACGCTCTTGCGCAAGCCCTGAATCCGCTCCTGCATATCGCCGCCCACCGTGGCGTTGTGCTTCTGCCCCACCACCAGGTTCAAGTCCCGCCCGGTCGCCTGGTGCAAATCATCCACCGCCGCCAGGCTCGCGGATCCGCCCGACAGCAACTTGAGCGCGCCCAGGGCCTCGATCTGTTTCACACCACCCACCGTCTCGGTCGAATGGTCATCAACTGCCTGCACGTGGCTCTGGAACTGCTCGCGGTTGTCCAGGGCTTCAACCTCGCGCTCGATCGCCTGATCCCGGATCTTGCCGTCGGTCTGGCGCAACCAGTTGCCGTCGGCATCGACGCGCTGCTGGGCGGCTTCGCTGTGCTGCCAGACCAGATCGCCCTTCGGCACTTTAGGCATGCTCAGGCCGTGGGGCAGGATCGTCTGGATATAGGGTTTGTTCGGCAAGCCATAGGCGAAGCACACCACCACTTGGGTGCCTTCTTCCGGAAAGGCATAGATGCCCATTTCCTCGCCACCGGTGGGCAGTGGCAACGGCACGCCGGCGAGTTGCGGTAACTGCGGATCGGGCTCGCCGTCCGGCCCCAAAACTTCGATGTCCACCGCGTAACGTGGCCGGAAGTCGTCGCAGATGCCGGCGCCGGCCGGGGCATCGGCCACGGCAACAACCCGGGCAAAGCGTGGCAGGTGGTAACCGCCGGTGAGTTCGGGGAATTGCCGCTCTACGCTGCGGCGGATTGCGTCTTCCATCGGATGGCCATCTGGTTATCGGCAAGGGCCACACTGGTGATGCGCTCGCCGTTGTTAATCGTTGCACCTGGTCGCAAACCGGGAAGGGCTGCGACCATCGCGCTTTGGTTGCCCTGGTAGCCGTCGAACAGCTCCGTGGGGATCTGCAGCGGCGCACGAGCGCCGAAAAAACTGTCGGCCCAGCAGCCTACGAACACTTCGCCGTTGCCCAGCTGCTGCCAGGTGAAGTCGGGAATGCTGAACACCCGGGCCAGACTGTCCATCGCCTGATAACCGGCCGCCAGGCTGTAGAAGAACGGCGCCTTGATGCTGGCATAGGGCCGATCGGGCACGCGAAAGCGCAGCCCGGTCTGCTCGCTGACCTGGGCCAGCACAGAGCGTAAATCGACGTGACGCAGGTTCAGCGGCAGCGGGTTGGCCAGGACGGCGGCCAGCTCGCGACAGAACAACACCTGCTCGACCGCGTTGGCGGCGGTGCAGCGCTCGACGTAACCAATGAAATGCCGTTGCAAGGTACCTTCGTTGTAGCCGATATCCAGCGTCACCAGGCCTTTCACCGACACAGCGGATTGGATGGTGAACGTGGCTCGGCCGGGACTGGTGGCATCCAGTCGAATGTCTTCTTTCACCAGGGCGACCGGTGCGCCATTGATGGCCAATACCTTATGCAGCTTCACGTCGACTCACTCCCGCCCAGCCACTTGTCGACGCGGCCCAGCACCTTTTCAAAACCGCTCAGCGCCGGGTTGTCGCTTGATGCGCCACCGTTTCCGGCACCACCGTCGCCGACCGCGCTGCCCGGGACGCCTTGCGCGTTGACCTTGTTGCTGGCGCGTCGGCCTTCGACCTTTTCCGGGTTCGACTCGCGCTCGCTCAGCGTGAACTGGACCAGCCAGGCGCGCAGGGAGTCGTCCTCGCGGGCGCTGACACCGTCGGAAAACTCGACCTGGCGCACGCCGAAGACCTCGGCCGAGTCGTTGACGATGCGGTACAGGTGCAGCTGGCCACCGCCGGCAGTGGCTTCGGCCAGACGCATCAGATCGACCAGCTGGGACTTATCCACAAACGGAATCATCAGCGAGACGGTCAGCGTCTTGGGCTTGAACCCCTTGTGGGCCTTGTCGGTGTTGCTGGTCTGGCCCGACATGTCGCCGCTTTCAATGCGCAGGTTCGCGGTCACCTTGAGGTTTTTACCCTGGACCTTGTGGCCATCAAGTAGCAACGTCATAGGCCGACCAGCTCCTGTACAAAACTCAGCCCTTCTTTCGAGCCAACCAGCATCAGGCCGGCACACAGCACCCACTCGTGGCCCGGGGCATCGCCAGCCAGCAGCTCGCGCCGCAACTCGCTGGTGTTGCCGGGACCGATCAGGCGAGCCCGCATGCTGACGTCAGGGTTTCCCCCAGCCAGCAGATCTTTCAGGTCAGCCAGCTGTTGATCCCGGCCCTGTTGCTGGGCGGCTTTGCGGGTCGCCAAGGCGGCCAGATCGCCCAGCGGCGAACTGTCGGCCGCGTAGCTCTCCAGCACCGCCAGTTGGCCTGCCATGGATTGCTTGGCGGCCTTGACCACCGTGCAGCGCTCCAGGGGCAGCGCTTGCCAGCGCGGCAATGGACCGGCGCCGGGGATCTCCCACTTTTCGGTTTCCAGCTTCGTCAGGTGCTGGGCTCTGCGTTCTGTGCGTACCAGGTCAGGGATCGGCAGCAAGGCGTTGAACCGCGACAAGCTGCTGGCCAGCTGTTCCAGGCGCGTGCCCAGGAACAGAATCGACAGCGCGTATTGCGGCCCGGCCGGGCGTCCGGTGTCGGTGACGTCCTCCAGTTTCTTCGCCAGGTGTTCCAGGACATTGGGCGCCGATAGAAAACGCTGATAGCCGCGTCCCTGGCCGATCCCGCTTTGAAACGGCGTCACCACCAGGCACGCCGGCGCCTGGCCCAGCTGCTCAGCCAAGGCCGCACGGCCGGCAGCGATCGCGCCTTTGGCCGCATCACCGACCGGCCCCGGGTTGGTACTGGCCAAACCCTCGAGGCCGGCCAGACGCTGGGCCGTGCTGGCCAGCTCACCACCGGCCAGGTCCTTGGCGGCCGTCAGGCCGCCCATCCATTGCGTGGCCTGTTCTGGCCAGCGCATGGTCACCGGTGCCCAGGTCATGCTGGCGGCGTCCAGGTGATGGCTTTCATGGCCTGCAGGTCCTTGTCATCCAGGGCTTTGGCCAGGGTCTGCCTGAGGCTGTCGGCGTGCTGCATGGCGGCCTGTTTGAAGCGCACCAGGTCCTGGCTGACCTTCTGTAGCTGGGCGATGGTATGCGGTCGAAAGGCTTTCACCTGGTCAACGTCATAGCAGGGGTAAACGTCGTCCAGCCCCAGCAGCACCTGGCCGTTTAAATCCACCTGGTCATCGATCGCGCTGCTGTAACGGTGCACCTCTCCCAGCGCATCCGAATTGAAGCCGCCGGCGATGTATTGGCTGTATGCGGCGCCAATCGCCTGCTGTTTGTTGTCATGCAGTACGGCCAGCACGGCGTCGATATCGTCGACCCATTCGCCGTCCTTCCAGATCTGGCTCGGCCCCGGTTTTTTCAGGGTGTAGCCGGCCGGTAGCGATTCAAACCCTTCGAGGGTTCGCGGTTCGCCGGTGTCGATGCTGTAGACGACCACGCCGCCGAAGTAGTCCACCAGCTGCCAGGCCTGGCCATTCCACCAGGCGACTTTGTGTTCTGGGATCGTCGGCGGCGGGTTTTCCACGCAGCCACCTGGAATCAGGTACACACCCGGCTCCAGGGGCGATTCGTAGGCCTCCACCGCGCCGATGTATACGCCCAGGTGGTCAGTCTGATAGACGAGTTTGTCAGTCATGATCGATCTCAATACTTGATGCAGAAAAGAAGGGCCAAGTTCTTCGGACGGGTTTCGGTACCGCCGGCAGCGGCGACCGACAGGGCGTGGGTGTGGGTACCGCCACCGCTAACGCCGATGTTGTGCGCGTGGTGACCGGCGTAACCGATGCCGACGTTATGCGCGTGCGCGCCGTCCACCGAGGTCGGGACGGTAAAGGTTGCTCCAATGGGGTTGCCGTCCAATGAGGCGCTACCGCCACTTGAGTGCACAGAACCCGGTACGTTGTGAGCATGTGCACCCTGGGCATCAGTCCAGGCGCTGTGAATATGCTCACCTTGCGCATCGGTCCATGCCGTGTGAACGTGATCGCCGACTGCCGTAGCCGTAGCCGTGTGTGCGTGAGAATGCAGCATCATGTCTTCGAATGAGCCGAATGCACGGCTTGGATCAAGCCCGCGACCATCGTCCCAGCCCCGAGGGAACAGGCCGCGCATATCGGGCAAGGTGAAGCTATCCACGCCGTCGCCGGCGCCGAACGTTGTACCGATGCGGGCAAAGAGGCTGGCGAAGCTGGTTCGGGAAACCACCGCGCCGTTACAGGTCAACCAGCCCGTGGGGGCTACTTTCATCGCGAAAGCGGAAACCATGCCGGTCATCGAATCGCCGACCTGCTGTTGCAGTTTGTTCAGCGCGGCGGTGGTGGCCAGGATCTCGCTGCTGTTGGTCGCCGGATCGTCGCTCTTGGCGTTGGGCAAGTTACCCAGCTCCACGTCCTCCTTCGTCGTGGCCCGGGCGCGCAGCTGCTCATAGTCACCGTTGCGCGCGGCCAGGTAATGGATCAATGCGCCCGGAATAGGCTCAGCCGGCCGCAGGTCGGTGATGGTGGTCGACGCGATAAAGTCAGCGATCGGCACACAGTAGTGGCGTGCACCGGCAGCGTCGGTGTAATCCGTCCGATCGCCGTACACCACTTTCCAGCTGGCCACCCGGTCGTTGAGCTGGCGTTCCAGACACACGTCCAACCAGACTTTGCCCACCGGAATGACGCCGGTGATCGGGGATGGTTCGCCCAGGGCTACCCGAATGCCTTCGATGTAGGCTGTTCCCGGTCGCAGCTGAAAGCCGGTCGCGGTCTTCTCAAAGGTCAGTGAACCCCCGAAGAAGCAGGCACGGCCGTACAGGTTGCGATTACTCATGCGCTCGCGCTCATCGATGCCGGCCAGGCGCACGGTGAAGTCATGCTGCCAGGTGCTGGCGTCGATGGTGATGCCGGTCAGCTCCAGGGCACCGTCGAACGCCACCAGGAAGTTGCGGGTGACGTTGTTGCCGATCTGCAGCGGCGGAATGTTCTTGCGCTTCTGCTGCAACGGCACGGAGGACACCGCGAACAGCACGCCCTCTTCGTCCTCGAGGCCGACCCAGTTGAAATCCCAGTCGCCAATGTCCGATCCCAGCTGGGCGCTGTACACCACCTGGTTGGGGTTCACGTAGCCGGCGTTTTGCGCGGGGATGCTGTAGACGTGGACGATCTGCCCCGCCGGTGGTTTGCCGGCAGCGCGATCGAGCGGCGCTACAGGGTCCAGCCCGGGCACGTTGGCGAAAATGAATTTGCTGATGATCAGCGGCTTTTTCTGGCTTTGCTTCAGGGCAATCTGGCTTTCGCCGGCCAGGGTGATATTGGCGCTCACACTTGCGCTCCTACAGGCTGGCAACCAGCGTTTGCTGGTCGTCGTTAAAGTCGATCAAGGCGATTTGCAGCGCCACGGGGGTGATGGTCACGAAGTCGTAACGCCGGCACGTGCGGCCGTATTGCTGGATCAACACGCGCAGCAGCTCCGGGTTCAGCGACAGCTGGGCATTGCTGAATTTGAGCAGGACCACGTCCCAATCCCGGTCGGGCTGGCGTTCCTCGATCTCGACGTAACCCACGCCCAGGCGCTCGAAAATGCGCTTCATGCCGGCGGTGCTGCCAGCGTCCACGGAGTTGATAAAGGCGTACTTCACCCGCAGCCGGAACAAGGCCTCGGGCTCACCGTTGAAGCGCGTGACGTCGCGTTGCCAGGCCCACAGTTCCAGAATGGTCAGATGGCAGGTGTCCGGATCGATTTGCAGGTACGGCCAGCGCAGCCAGCCGGTGACGGTTTCCCACCAGGCCTGTGAGGCGGCGGTCAGCTTCGACAGTTCGGTCCCTTCCAGCCAGAACGGCAATTTGAGCTTGATCACTTCATCAGCACCGTCAGTTTTTCGATCCGGGGGATGGATAGCGCGCTGACGATGTCCACCATCGGAGTAATCCTCAGCGACTCGATGCCGGGAAACTGGCCGTGCAGTTCCTCAGTCAATCGGCTGAAACTGAACCGCGACTGCGGGTAAGTGAGCGTCGGTTGATAGTCTCGGGGCGTGCTTTCACGGAACGCGGCTCGCACGAACAACTCGACTTCACGTTGTAGATCGATCACCTGGGCAGGCGTCAGATTGGCCCGTGGCCAGACGTTGAATAGAAGGACCACCGGCACTTCGGGCATGACCATGGCCAGCAGATCATCGCCATGGCCATGGTTGCCCTGGTCGCGGATGTGCGCGTTGATTTGCTCCAGATAACTGTCCGCCGGCACACCGGCGTCAAACAGCACGTAGGCGTTCGCACTGCCCGGCCCCCGGGGCGCACCGTGTTCGAAATACACGCCATCCGGCCGCACGCCCGGGAAGGCGGAAATCATGGCGCGATACACCGCGTCGGTGTGCCACTGGTTGACCGCCGAAAACTGGTTGCGCACACGCAGGCGCAGCTGGTCGTTGGGCTCCGGGTCTGCACCTGGTGATGCCAGCCAGCCGTCCCTATTCGCCACCTGGATAATGCCCGGTACCGGGACTGGCAGGATCGCGTAGTAACCCGGCGCCAGGTTGTAGCCGCTGCCGGCCTCGTTCGCTTCCACTGGGACTTCCAGCTGCAACTGCCCCTGCTGAAAGGTCGCGGCGGTCGTCGTGGTCAGCTGGTAGACGTTGCCGTTGATGGTAGCGGACTGCACCGCGATCCCTTTTTCCAGCTCCATCACACCGTCCGGTGTCGCTCGGGTAAACAGGACTGTGCCCTGGGCTTTGGTGGCGCCCTTGCGCTCGACGTTGACCGCCCAAGCCAGCATGTCCAGCCAGGCGTCCACCGCCGTTTTCACAAAGAAGTTCGGCAGCACGATCAAGCAAAGGAAATCCAGCAGCCACAGCACCGGCTTGGTGACCAGGGCGGTCATCACCCGCCAGAACGGCGAATAGCTGCTGGTGTTGGCGACCTTGGCGCCCTGGGCTTCGACTTCCTTTTCCCAGGCGGCCTTCAAACCGGCCTCGGTGGTTGGGATGCCGGCGTCGGCGATCACCTGTTTAAAATCGACCTCACTCACAGGCTTACCTCGATCAATCCGAATTTCAGGGTTTTGGCGGTGACCAGGTACTGACCTGGCTCCAGTTGTGTGATGCGCGCCGTCCCGGGCACCAGGCGTTCGTCAGCCTCCACCAGCAACTCCATCTGCTGGATGCAGTCGCGTTGCCGCAGGCGATCGCGCTCGGCCACCAGCGTGACCAGTAGCCCGCTGTCGCGGATCATGTGCGCGATGTCCTGGGCGATGCAGGCGCGGTCATCGATCAGCCGCGGCTGATGCGATGGGTCCAGCGCCAGGTCGTTGTCGACGATCAACAGGTCTATGTACTCACTCATCCGCCCACCGCCATGGCGACCATGTTTTCCATCTCCAGCGGGGTGATGGCCTTGCCGGTGTGAATGTTCACGTTCTCCACATGCGTACCCTTGTTCTGGCTGCTGCTGTTGTTCTGAATGCTGCTCAGCAGGCCGCCGGGCGGTACCGCTGTCGGTCGCGTTGGGGAAAGGCTGGGGATGGCCGCGTTGATGGTCTGCTGGGCTTTCTGCGCGGCGTTGGCGGTGTCGGCGGCGTTGGTGGCCACGTCGATGCCGGGCACCTCGGGCATACCGCCGAAACGCGCCTCGATGTTCACGCCGGGGATGCTGTTGATCATCTCGATCAGGCCATTGATGGCCTTGGTGAAGACGCCGACGATGCTGTCCCACGCGGCCTTGGCCATGCCAGACCAACCGCCCATGGAGTTGAACCAGTCGGACAGTGCCTGGAACTGGTCGCTGACCCACTTGAACGCCTCGCTGTTGAGCAGCGCGCTGGTCCATTCATCCCAGTAGTAAATGGCAGAGGCGACGATCGCGACCAGGGCCACGATGGCGATGATGATCCACGCCACCGGGTTGGCCAGCAGTGCGGCATTCACCAGCCAGATCGCGCCCTGCCAAAGCAGCATGCCCACCCGAACCAGACCCATCCAGGTGTACATCAGGGCGAGCCCGGCCACGAACGCAATGACCATCACTGTGTGATAGAGGAACATCGCGACACTGCGCAGACCGGCCATATTGAGGATCTTCCAGACCGTCAGCAGGCCCAACCAGGTCAACTTCGCGATGCCCACCGTCAGGGTCAGCAGAGACATTGCGCCGATAATCGTCATGATGGTCAGCGCGGTGATGCCGATCACGCGAGTGATGTTGGGGAACAGCTGCGACCAACGCACCAGGGTCTTGCCGATGTCGACCATCTTGTTCATGAACGGCGACAGCACCGGGATCAGCACCTGACCAAACGCCACGCGCATGACCTCGACCAGCGATGCCCACTGTTGCCACGGATCGACCATGGCCTGGGCCATCTGCTCGGCATTCTCCAGACCGCGAACCTTGCCCAATTGCTCGATGCCGTTGCGCAAGCGGCTGGTGTCCTTGGCCAGTGCACCGATCACCTGGGCACCTTCACCACCGAAAGCTTCCATCAGCTTGGCCCCGGCCGACGCGCTGGTCAGATCGCCGAACTTGCCCTGGAGCTTGTCCAGAATTGACATCATCGGCAGGATCTTGCCCTGCTGGTCGGTGAACTTCATGCCGAGCTTGTCCGAGGCGGCGCCGATGTTCTCGAAAAACGCTTTGTAGCGTCCGCCGGCATCGCCGCCTTCCATGGTGCTGCTCAGCGTACCGATCACCGCCATCTGCTCGGCCAGGTCTACGCCGGCCGTTGTGGCGATCGCACCGGCTTCCTTGAACGCGTCTTTCATGGCCGCGCCGCTGGTACGGAACAACTGCACCGCCAACGCCGTCTGGCCGCCCAGTCTTTCAACCCATGCGCCTTTGCCCATGGCGTCCGCCTGGGACTTCTGCAGGTTGTAGAGGGTGCCGACGTATTCGCCCATGGTCGCGGCGTCGGTCTTGGTGGCCTTGGCCACCAGGTTGCTGGCGTTGGTGAAGGTGGCCAGCTGGTTACCGACCAGCCCTTTAATCGCGCCGTCGATCTGGTACGCCGAGGCGACGAACTCCCGGGCGTTCTCGCCGTAGTTCACCGCGAACTCCAGCGACTTGCTGTTGAGCGCGGTCAGCGCGTCCTCAGCCACGCCCAGCGATCGGACGTCGCCCAGGGCGCGATTGACCTCCAGTGCCGGCGCCATGGATTGCTGAATCCCGATCACTGCCGCCGTCAGACCGCCCAGGCCCAGGCCCATCGTCTTGATGTGCTTTTCGCTCTGCTCGGCAAGGTCGGAAAAACCCATTTTCACCTTGCCCAGGGGCGCGGTGACCTTGTCGGTCAGGCTCAGGATGAAAGCCAGGCTGGCGCTACGGTCTGCCAATGTCGTTACCCGTTCAGCGCAAGGGCGATGCCGTTAGCCACGGCCATCTCCATGCGTCTCCAGTGTTCGTCCTCCAGCCACTTGGCCGTGCCCATCGCCTCAGGCGTGGGCTCGGCTCCCGGCAGCCAGCGGTTCGTCAGGGCCATCAGTTGGCCCAAGCCGTTTTCGGTCAGGCGCTCAGCGTGGCCGAGCGCTTTTTTACGATCACCTCAACGTCCGGCGCGTATTCCTCCAGCAGCGTGCCGGCGAGCTGCATCACCATCACTGGGTTGCCCAGCAGCGGTTTCAAGGTGGCGCGCTTGTCCTGCTTAACGGTGGTCATCAACAGGTTGTTGCCCGGGGCGACCTTGTTGGTCTGGGTCAGCGCGTTGAAGTACTTGGTGACGTCCGCCGGGGTCAGATTGAAGGTGAATTCCTGCTCGCCGACTTCCAGGGTGATTTCTGCGTTTTGCTCGTTCATGGGGATAGCTCTCTGTTGAGGTTAAAAAGTGATTGCCCTGGTACACCGGATTACCGCCGGCACACCCTGAGGGCATGTTGCTGTAGGCCCAGGATCATTTGCCGGCTTAGGGCGAGCTGGTCCCGGAGGGTGAAATAATCCGATCGAGCGTCTGCTGCGAGTTCGGCGGTTCCTGCATCAACCAAGCGGCCGGCGCCGGAATCGGCGGGCACTGTTGCTGTACAGGTGGCTTTAACGCGCAGCCGCTGACGGCCAGCGTCAACAGCGCGGCGCAGGCCTTGATTTTCAGTGCGTACATGGTTCAGTTCCGTGGTGTTTTGCAGGTCGATCGCGTCCCGCTCAGCGAGCATTTCGCCGTTGATGCGGGCCGCTTCACGCAGGCCGTCCACTTCGAATTGCGCGCTGTCGCGCTCGCGTCGGGCAGTGGCGAGCTGGTCGGTCACCCGATCGAACGCAGCCCATATCAGCAAGCCGGCCAGCAGCAGGAACAGCGCCAGGCGTAGCGGCGAAAGGGTCATTTCAGACACAGCTCCATCTCAGCCAGCCGGCGGTTGTGCAGGCCTTGAACGAACTGCTTGCGGCCTCTGGCATCGGTGACGAAAGCCCACACCGGCGTCTTGCCGTCCGGCGCCCAGGCCAAGGCCTTGCAGCCTTCGGCGATGCGCCCGGCGTTGATCAGCCCCACCGCCCGACTGGCGCAGGTGCTGGACACACCGACGTTGTGCCCGTGGCTGGTCAGGGCGTCGAAAGTGTTCTGGCCCACCTGCGGGTTGGTGATGCAGTCGGCGAGCTGCAACTGACTTTTACCGATCACCAGCTGCTCCACCTCGGCGCAACGAGCGTCCGACCAGTAGTCACCGACCACCACCGGATACGGGCTGGTGTGCCGGGTGATGCCCTTGCACACGGTTGGCAGCCCACGGGCCAGATTGTCCGCGTAAACGGTGTTCTGCCCCTGGCCTTCCCAGGTGCCCAGGAGTGTCAGCAGCGAAGCGCTGGCCAGCGCGATCGCACCGGCTTGGATCTTGCCGCGCAGGCTCATGGGAACCACACCCGCAGCAGTGCCGGCACGGCCATTTGCAGCACAGCGGCGAGCAAGGTCAGGATGGTCAACAACCGGGTCACCTTCGAACCGATGTCGTTGACGGCCACGGTCAGCTTCTGCTGGCCGGCATTAAGTTCCGACAGCTGGCCCGCCATGTGTTCGAACTGCTGTTCCAGCTTGGTCACTCGCGTCGGCACGGTTTCGTGCCGATCCTCGATCTCGCGAACACGGTGTTCAACCACTGCCATTTTTCGCTCAAGCCGCCCAAGACGGACGGCGTCAGATGGCAGCTCGGTGGGTTGTTGAGGAAACGTCATCAGCGGTTACTCCGCTCTGAAATGGACTCGCAGGGTGTGCAGCGGAGAATCCCGCCCAGGGTGCGGCGCTGCTCAGGGATTGGTTTTTCGCAGTCCAGGCAGTGAATACGGCTCGGCCCCGAGGGGCGCGGCCGCGCACGCTGAGCCGTGATTGCGTGTTCACGCTCCAGCTGTTCCAGCGCCGAGGCCTGTTCGAACCAATCCCCCATCAGCGCAGCCCCTCGATCTCGGCAGCGTCGAGGTACGGCACGCCGTTGATGTGGATAAAGTCCGGGCTGGTGACGTCGAACGGCACCTTGTGTTTGCTCTTCTCGCCGCCTTTCGGATCGATCCCCAACAGACTGGAAATCTTCACCTTGCAGCCGAACGCTTCTACGCGCAGTTCCTCGTCTTCGCCGGCCTTGGCGAAGAACACCGCGTCAAAGGGTTTCAGGGCGCGGAAGCTGCCCGCCGATCGCGCCGCGTCGATCAGCAGGTTGAAGTTGGTGGTGTCCAGCTCGAACTCGCCGGCCGCCGCCACATCGCCATCCACGAAGCCATCCGGCACGCCTCGGGTTTGGGCCACCGCCGAGTTGTCGGTGATGTCCAGGGTGCAGTTCTCGACGTGCAGCGACAGGTCGCCCAGGCTCACGTCGAAGTTCTTGCCGCCAATTTTTGCCATGGGGCGTTACTCCGTTTTGTCAGTGGAAAGATCCAGGGCGATGTTCGCCGTCAGGTCTTTCGGGCAGTTGAGGGGTTTGAGCTTGATGTAGGCCGCGACCTTGGTTTTGCTCAGCCAGCTCAGCACCAGGTCACCGTCTTTCGGCGGCTCGATGTCGCCGGGGAACACCTCACCGTTGAACGTGGTGGACTTGGCCATCGCACGCAGCGGCGCCATCAGTTGGTTGGTGTTGACCGCCATGCTGTTGGGGGTGCTGTTCAAGCGGCGATCGGCCACGCGGCGGATCAGCAGGGGACGAATCAGTCGCGCGGCCTTGTCGGTGATGCGCAGGTATTCAACGACCTGAAAGTCACTCGCCGGGGTGTCGAGCATGTTGCCGTCGCCCCAGTACACGCCCTGGTAGTCCGGGTAGGTCTGCGACACGGAGAAGCGCGCCCGGTCCAGCTCGCTGCGCACCGCCGATGGCAGCGGGATTTTGTCGGCATCGACCGGCACCGGCCCGAGGCCCAACACCGCACCGGTGGCCACGCGCATCGGACTGTCGGCAATGCTCACGGCCGCGTTGGCCAGGCGACCGGCCAACACGCCCAGGTCATTGCCGTGCAGTTGCGGCACCGGCAAGACACGCGGCGCTGCCAGATCCGCGACCAGGGCCTTCTGCTCGGTGACGTATTGCGCCCAGGTCTGTTGCGCGGTGATGCCCACAGAGGCCGCCATCACAAACACGCGGCGACCATAGGTGTTGTTCAGGGCAATGGCGGCGTCGTGCATAGTCGACAGCTCGGCAGCGGTGGTCACCGGCTTGGTGATCACCACGGCCTCCACCGAAAAGCCTTGCTGCTGGGCTTTCTCCAGCGCCTCGGACCAGTTGGCCTCGGCGCCGATCGGCGCGGCCACGCACGCCCAGCGCTGGCCACCGTTGAGACGGGCAGCGGTGATTTGGGCTTTCAGGTCGCTGACCGGAATGCCCAGAGCAGCGTCCAGGTCGCTGTCGGTGTTCAGCGGGATGAACTGGCCGACGTTCTCGCCGGCCGGACCGATGAAAAGGAAGTAGCGCTCAATCTCTGTAACGGCACCCTGGCCCAGATTGAGATTGTCGACGGTGACTTGACCGAGTGCCATGCAGTGCCTCGTTAGCGGGGTGAATGTAGGATTTGTTGCAACACCTGGTTAACCAGCAGGCTGGTATCGCGGTCGGTGTTGACGCCGATGAACTGGCGTTTTGGGAGGGTGATTTCCCAGCTCTGCGCGCCAGTGGCTTCGCTTCGTTCGTCGTCCAGGATGCGGATCAGCAGCCCCGCCTTGGCGTAGTTCACATGCTCTTGAATCCACGCCACTGACGGCCGGGTCAG